CTCACAACTTTGTAAATTACGCCCCTCTTTCTCAGATAAAAGTTATTTCGCATAAAGAGAAAGATGATTGGACATTGGAAACAAAGTATAATATTGGCAAGAAAAAGATGCCAATGGGATATAAATAATATATTACACATTGATCTCACGTTGAATCTTGCTGCAGCATCTTCAATAAACTGATCTGTATCAGCAGTACTTTTTATAAATATTAGGAGAACAATATGTGGACAACACCATCGGCAATCGATTTGCGTTTCGGGTTCGAAATCACAATGTACATTGCAAATAGGTAATACCGCTTTCCTCGGGATGGGAACGTAAAGACTTCACCTTAGGACCGCTTTGGTACGGAGCGTGAATTAAGCTGGCACAACGATAGGGTGTCCCTGTATTCAGTAAGCAGGATAGCTATGCCTTCGGGGTAGCACTTTCTTTAACTCGCTTAATAGGAGCACTTATGATTACAGCCGATATTTTTATCGACACAGTTCAAAACGGCAAACGCCAATTCATTTCTAAATATGTAACAGACAAAGACCTTGCAAAACCACTCAACGATTTTGTGGATGCGCAGACTGTATTTTCGCACGCAGTAGTTACATCAGTGAAAGAATCTTTTGGTCATCTAAATAAAAAAATAACTCAAAGTAAAATTGAAGAAGTAATTAATCCATTTAATATTGATTGGGTTCAAGCAGGTATGAAAGCTTGGTTAGATCAACCAGCAACTAAAACTAAACCATATAAGGAGTAACATATGACGACTCCTGCTTTTAGTAATTTCATTTTTGGCCCAGCATATAAAGATGTTGAGAAGTTTTTTGTTGGTTATGATCAACAGTTTAATCGCATGGCAAAGTTTCACGATGACCTGGCGAAAAATGTACCAAATTATCCTCCATATAATATTAAGAAAACCGGTGAGAATACTTATGCTATTGAATTAGCGGTTGCCGGTTTTGGTAAACAGGATATTGAGATTGAATTCGCAGATGATGTACTTATTGTCAAAGGAAATACCTCTGAAGATAATAACGATTATTTGTTTAAAGGAATCGCTGCACGCAACTTTACTCGTACATTCGCATTGAATGAACAAATTGAAATTAAAGATGCAGAACTTTTTAATGGTATGCTTAAGATTGTACTAGAACGTATTATCCCCGAGCATAAGAAACCTAAAAAGATTGAAGTTAAAGATGCAAATGAACCTACATCTTCTAACGGAAAAAAGTCTAAGAAAGAATTGTTATTGGAGGATACTAATGCAATTGATTAAAAAAGTTTGTAATCTTTTTTCATTGAAGCATCGGTATAATTCAGATTTAGAAAACTTTATTCTTAGTAATAATCCAAAAGATGTTTCGGATGTAGAGCGGTTAGCGAAGCAATATGATATGGCTCGCAAAAATAGTTTTTATTAAATACATGCGGGGGGAAACCCCCGCAACTGAAAGGATATTATGATTAGATTACTTAAGTTAATAACGAGTGAAGAAATTGTAGGTGAATGTACTAAGCGAGGATCTAAAATTTTTGTAAAAAGGCCTTGTGCGATTATGCTTATTCAATCTAAATCTACACCCGATCAGCATTCAATGGCATTAATCCCCTATGCTGGATATACCAAAGGTCACGAAGTACAAATTGAATCTAAACATATAGTTTGGGAAGCTGAGTTGGATGAAGATGTATTGAATCAATATACATCTCTATTTGGTTCTGCAATTCAAATTGTAACCTCGGCTGCAGATAAGGCAACAATACCAAATACATCTACTTTAAATATAGTAAAAAATTAAACTAAGAACTAGGGCACCGCCCTAGTTTTAGTATCAAATAACTTCTTTACCGCATACTGTGATAAAGACTTGCTCGCGGGGCGTATTAGGTATATCTAAATTTGTTACATACTCCCCCATTTGATGCCGTTGTATCCATACTATTTTATTGTCTGCATCTGTAAAGAAATCTGTTATTAGATATAACTTAGCAGAATCACATTCAACTAAACCAAAACTATAAATTTTCTTAATTGGTACGGGAATCTGTTCGTATTTTACCTCATTGTTAAATACAATCATACTATGCATCTTAAGCATTTCATCGGACTTAGCAAATCCGCCCTTATTTAAATATAACTGATATGTGGATTCTTTTGCAACAAATTCCCAATCCAAATTAGTATATGCTATAGTGTAATCACCGTTCTCTTCAATAAAATGAAATTTAAATTCATTTGCTGCGAATGTAATTGTTGCGAACGCTAATAGAATAATTGCTAATAGTTTTTTCATGACAATCCTTCATTATGAGCCTAATCTTGATTAAAGAATTTTTTCTTAGGCTTAGGTGGTGCTACAGGTGGCGGTGGAGGTTCGGGTTCCTTCTTAGTATGTATATGATCTTTTTTCAACATATCTTTAAAAAGTTTTACAGTTTTTAGAAGTTCTCTATCTGCAACCATTTTTATGGCTAATAGTTTACTGTCATAACTATTAGCTCCCTCTAATAAATCCCTAGATACGGACATCTTCTTTTTTGGTTTTAATGCTTGGAGTTGTTTCTTAAACTCTTCTGATTCTGGTGTCTTTTCTTCTTCGCTCATTTTTTTCCTAGGTGCAATCTACCCATCGTAAAGTTGAATACCAATCATACGTTGGACTACCTTTAGGTATAAAGCAAGTGCCTAATTCTGGATTTTGCTGTATCCTATCCTGTACGATCAAATACATACAACCCACGTACAAAACTATTGCAAGTAATATTGTTGCAACCCATGAACTATCATTAAGTAATGCTTGTAATTTTCTTCTTCGTCTAGCAGCTTTAGCCATAGCTGCAGCTCGCGCTTCTTTTTGTTCTTTTTCTGCTCGGTCTCGTTTTTCTTCTATAAGGTCAGACAATCGCTGTCTTTCCGCACTAAATCTACTCCATATATCACCCAATCCAGGTGTTTGATAAATCAACATTTCTCGCAATTCTACTTCGGCTTGCTCAAGTTGCATCTGCATCATAACATTATTCAACGCTTGAGAATTAACCTTAGACGGGTCATCGCTGTCTTCACTTTCCTTTTTTGCTTGAGCAGCGGCTTCTTGTACTACTCCTTTGGCATCTAGAAACTTTCCAATATTTCCGGACACCTCCATTGTAATTTCTGATACATCTGCCGCTGCTGCTTGACATTCTTTATAGAACTCCACACCTGATCTTATTGCTTTTAATGCCCCTTGCGCCATCGCAAAGGCGGTGATTGGATCCACGACATTCCTTTTTCTTTTTAGCTTTTTAGTTCCTCCGCAGCTTCTTCTTCTGCTTCGGCCCGATTATTAATTTCTGCTTGAAATGCAGATCTTTGCATTTCTGCACCTGCCATTGCTGCTTCTCTACCTGTACCTGCAAGCATAATACCGCTTAATGTTCCGCATAAAAATGTTGCCACGGGAATAATAAGTTCAAAAAATTTACTATCAATGGGACTTATTGCATCTAGCGGCTGAGTAACAAAAATAATACTATATAACACTACAAAAATAATGCCAATTAACGTAAATGCTAAACAAGCACCAATAAACACTTTAAGTCTAACCATTAACTCCGATTCAGTATATCTCTCACCGGGCTTAGATACTTTTGATTTTTCGCTATTTTTCATCTTTTCAAATCCTTATTAAAAATTAGTTCAGGGCAATCTCGATTCACTTCACATATTGGTTTTTTGCATTGTGGGGTATTCCAATTCCCCGGATCTTGGCATGGGTATCTAAATGCTTGATTGCATCCTGCCAGTAGTAAAATTATAAAAATACAATATTTTATATACATCATGTTATCCTCGTCTTGTCCATGAACTTATGCCAACGTATGCGCCCACTACGCCACCTAATGCAATCCAGTACAATTCCAATGCAGAACTGATTCGTTCAATCCTTGATTCTGGGACAACAAACATAATAGAAAATGCTGTGACAATGAGTGAAATTAACGCTACCCATGCCATTCTTCTTCTATTTTTTGCTCGTTGTTCGTAGATAGTATATTCCTTTTTATCTAAAATTCCATCATGGTTTATATCAATAGATTCTAGATTTTCTTCAGTAGCCATTTGCACCTCTCATGTTATGCCGTAAATCTATACGTTAGTATTTCTACGAGTTTGCGTATGAAGGTAATGCTATTATAGGTGTGGGGGTAGTGCTCGAATCAGATGCGGTTTAATTTAAACCGAAGACAATGTCATTACGAAGTGCCACTTTGCACGGGCCTTCATATTTTTAATCCATTTTATTTGGACATTTTATTTGTAAATAATGGTTAATCTCATCTTTATTTATATAGGTAAAGCCTTAAATATATTATATAATAAGACAAGTAATATAAACGAGGAGTTTTATGAAGTTCTACACTAGTGTGAATCAGTATGGTAACAATATTTTGGTGCGCGGTATTAATAATGGAAAACGTGTTCAGGATAGAGTTTCGTTTAAACCTAAACTTTTTGTAAAATCCAAAAATGAAGCAAAGTATAAATCGCTGTATGGGCAGAACCTAGAACCGGTACAATTTGATAGTATTAATGATGCAAAAGACTACGTAAGCAAATATAAAGAAGTAGAGAATTTTCCTATATTTGGTAACACTAACTACGGTTATCAGTATATTACGGAAAACTTCTCAGATGAAATTGAATTCGATATAAGCCAAATTAAGATTTGGTCATTGGATATTGAGACCTCTGCCGAATTAGGATTTCCTGATGTTGCAAATCCGCAAGAACAGTTGTTGGTTATCACAATTCAAGATGCAAGCACTAAAGAATTGATGTCCTTTGGTCTACACGAATATGTAGTTAAATCAGAAAAACACACGTATATTAAATGTAAAGACGAAGTAGATTTGTTGAAAAAATTTGTAGACTATGTGGCAGCAGATCATCCGCATATTATTACAGGTTGGAATGTAGAATTTTTTGATATCCCATATCTTTGTAATAGGATCACTCGTATTTTAGGAGACGACTATGTTAAACGTCTATCGCCTTGGAGAGTGGTCAAAGAAAAAAATATTATTAAACTGAAGAAAGAAAACATTTCGTTTGAATTGTTGGGTATTGCGATTTTAGATTACCTTGATCTGTATAAAAAGTTTACTTATACCAATCAGGAATCATACAAATTAGATCATATCGCAAAAGTAGAACTAGGTAAAGAGAAGTTATCGTATGATGAATTTTCGTCATTTACTGAATTCTACAAAAATGATTGGCAAAAATTTGTAGAGTACAACATTCGAGATGTTGAACTGGTAGATGAGCTTGAAGAAAAGATGAAATTGATTGAACTCATCTTAACAATGGCGTATGATGCAAAGTGTAATTATATTGATATCTTCTCTGCAGTACGAACTTGGGATTGCATTCTATATAACGAACTATGGAAAAAGAATATTGTTGTACATCAACGACAAGAAAAATCGGGGAGAGGTATTGCTGGTGCTTATGTACAAGAGCCTAGACCAGGTAAATATAATTGGGTAGTATCATTTGATGCAACAAGTCTGTATCCTAGTATCATTATGCAGTATAATATGTCACCCGAGACTTTGGTAAACACATATCCAAAGTTCTATGATGTACAAATGAAGAGTTTGCTAAATGGTACAGCTGACCTGTCCGATCTACAAGATAAACAATATTGTATGACAGCGAATGGCAGGTGTTTCACAAAAGAAAAACAAGGCGTGTTTCCGGCAATTGTTCAAAAATTATTTGATGATAGAACTAAGTATAAGAAACTTATGCTTGAGGCGCAATCTCAATATGAGGTAACTAAGAATAAACATTGGCAAAAAGAGATATCTAAATATAACAATTTTCAGATGGCTCGTAAGATTCAAATGAATTCGTTGTTTGGTGCAATGGCAAATGAGTATTTTAGATTCTATGATGATCATATTGCAGAAGGTATCACTCTAACGGGGCAATATATTATTCAAAAGGTTGGCAAAGCATTAGATGATTATTTGAATAAGATTTGCGGCACTAAAGATTTTAACTATTCTTTTTATTCAGATACAGACTCCTGTTATATTACTTTGGATCCATTGGTGCAAAAATACTACAAAGATCAACCTTCCGAGAAAATTGTAGAACTACTTGATAAGATTTGCGAAGATAAAATTCAGGAAGTACTTAATAAAGTATGTAATGAAATTTCAGAATACACGCATGCGTTTGACACTAAGATTAATTTTAAGCGAGAAGCAATTGCGGAGACGGGTGTCTGGGTTGCAAAGAAGCGGTATGCGTTAAATGTTTCCAATAATGAGGGTGTACAATATAAGGAACCCAAATTAAAGGTTATGGGTCTGGAGATTGTTAGATCATCTACCCCCGAACCTGTGCGAGATGCTCTACGAGGCGCGGTTAAATTAATTTTAACTACAGATGAAGAAGTAGTGCAGAAATATATTATGGATTTTGAGAAAGAATATAAACAACATGCACCAGAATTAATTGCATTTCCTCGAGGGGTAAATGGTCTGGGAAAATATTCTGACAGAACAAATATATATAAGCAAGCGACTCCTATGCACGTCCGAGGCGCCCTTCTTTATAATTTCTATCTTGACAAGTTTAATCTTGGTAAAAAATATGAACGTATAAAGGAAGGAGATAAGATTAAATTTATCTATCTCAAAGAACCCAATACTATAGGTGAAAACTGTATAGCATTTAATACCGTTATACCTTCTGAAATGGATTTAAAGAAATATTCAGATTATGATTTGATGTTTCAGAAATCTTTCTTAGAACCATTAACCACAATTTTAAATGGTATTGGTTGGACCGCAAAACCACAAGCAACGCTAGAAGGATTATTTGGATGAAAAAACTATTTTTACTTTTGCTAATACCATTTGCAGTATTAGCAAACCCTATCGACGATAAGTGCCCGCAATTTGTTTTCAACGGCGCACCTGTTAGTAAACTAACAGAGACTCAATACTTATGCAAAAAGAATTATGCTATTCATTATAGATACAATACTAAGACTGCCGAGTATGTTGTAGAACATATTACATTGGCAAACATTACCGG